TAATGGCAATAAGTTATTCAGATTTTTTAACTCAAGTAAGAAACTATACAGAAGTAGATTCTAATGTATTATCAGATACATTAATTGATCAATTTATACGAAATACTGAATTAGATGTAGCTGGACAAGTTGATTATGATGACACTAGAAAATATGCAACCTCTTCATTTACAGCTAATAAAAGATACTTAGTTACTCCAGCAGATTTTTTAATTATTAGATCACTACAAGTTTTTGCAGATACTACAATAACTAGTAATAGAGAATTTATGCAAAAAAGAGATACAAGTTTTATATCAGAATATAATAGCACAGGTGCTACAGGAAAACCAAAATATTATGCAAATTGGGATGATGCTTCAATTGTAGTAGCTCCTACTCCCGATATTGCTTACGGAGTACAACTTAATTATATCGTAACACCACCTCATTTTAATAGTACTACAAATACATATTTATCAACTTATCAAGAATCAATGCTGCTTCATGGTGTTTTAACTGAAACTTTTTCTTATTTAAAAGGACCTGTAGATATGTACAACCTCTATAAAACAAAGTATAATGAGGAAATACAAGCTTTTGCTATCCAACAAATGGGTAGAAGACGAAGAGCAGAATTCGATGATGGCGTACCAAGAATAAAAGTACCGTCACCATCACCAAACAATTAAGGAGATTAAAATGGCTATAACAACAAATGCAATTTGTAACTCATTCAAAAAAGAGTTACTACAAGGAAAACATGATTTTGATGCTGCATCAGATATATACAACTTAGCAATGTATACTTCGTTAGCAGTATTAGGTGCATCTACAGAAAACTATACTACATCACAAGAAGTATCTTCATCCGGTTATACAGCAGGTGGTAAAGCACTTGTTAACCAAGGGGTTAAAGTTTCTTCAGGTGTAGCAATTACAAGTTTTGCTAATTTATCATTTACAGGTGTTACATTAACAGCTAGAGGAGCTTTAATTTATAATACGACTACTGATGGTGGTACAGGTACTACTGATGCAGTTGCAGTATTAGATTTCGGTGGAGATAAAACAGCAACAGCTGGAACATTTACTATTCAGTTTCCTGCATTTACAACGTCTGCTGCAATATTAAGAATTAGTTAAGGAGGATAGATGGCACTTGTCATTAACGATAGAGTTAAAGAGACAAGCACCACTACTGGAACGGGAACGTTCGACTTAGCTGGTGCTTCTCAAGACTTTGTTTCATTTGTATCGGGTGTAGGTGACGGTAATACTACGTATTACTGTATCACAAATACTGGAACAGATGAATTCGAAGTTGGCGTTGGTACAGTTACCGATGCTGCAACAGATACTTTATCAAGAGACACGGTGATAAGTAACAACTTAGGTACGACAGCTAAAATTAATTTTGGTATAGGGGAAAAAGATGTATTTTGTACTATCCCTGCTAAGAAAGCAATTTCACCTGTTATGGAAGCAACAGGTTATGTTGTAACTCATGCATCAACATTAGATCAAGACCAAACTCTAGATTCAGGCGTATTAGCAGGACCAGTAACTATTACTGGAACACAAACAGTAACAGGAACATTGGTAATAATTTAATGAGTAAAATAGAAGTAAATACAATTGATACACAATGCGGAAGTAATCTCACTGTAGGATCAGCAGGTAAAACTGTAACAGTTACAGGTAATGATATAAGATCTAATAATTACAAAGCTTCTGATGGTGGAAGTATTATTAGTCAATGTGGAACAAGTATTACTTTAGGTGCTTCAGGTGATACGGTTACTTTAGCAAGTGGAGCAACTGCAGCAGGATTTAGTTCTACAGGTGAAGTATCTTGGAATACAACTAAGATAACAGCAGATCCATCAAATGCAGTTTCAGGTGTTGGATATTTTGCAGATACAACTTCAGCAGCTTTTACAATTACTCTTCCAACAAGTCCTAGTGCAGGAAATGTGGTAGCTATTTCAGATTATGCAGGAACTTTTTTAACTAACAATTTAACCGTTGGTAGAAATGGTTCTAATATTAATGGATCAGCATCTGATTATGTTTTAGCTCAAAATAATGTAACAGCACAATTTATTTATGTAGACGCAACACAAGGTTGGAGAGTTGTTTTTACAGGATCACAAACTGGAGATGGTTTACGAGAACAATTTATAGAAGCAACAGGCGGAACAATTACGACTTGTGGAAATTGCAAAATTCATACTTTCACATCACCAGGAACTTTTTGTGTTTCTTCTTTAGCAGAAAATGCTCCTAACAACCAAGTTTCTTATATGGTAGTCGCTGGCGGTGGTGGCGGTGGTGGTAATAGAGGTGGAGGGGGTGGAGCAGGAGGATTTCGAGAAGATAAATCTCCAACGACTCCTTACACAGCTTCTCCTTTAGAAGGAGCAGGTGCTATAACAGTCACAGCATCACCTTATCCAATTACAGTTGGAGGTGGTGGAACAGGAGGACCAGGACCAACAGGGCCTACTAGTGATGGTGGAAGCGGTTCTAATTCAGTTTTTTCTACAATAACTTCAGCAGGAGGTGCAGGAGGAAGAGCAGCCAATGTTGGTGCTAATGGTTTTAATGGTGGATCAGGAGGTGGTGCTTCTTTTTATCCAGTGGGTTATTGTGGTGGAGCAGGAAATACTCCCCCTACAAGTCCTGCTCAAGGTAATCCTGGTGGAAATTCAGTTGCTCCTTTTGTAGGAGGAGGAGGTGGTGGTGCAACTCAAGCAGGGGCTAATGGTAACACAGACGCTTTTGGAGTAGGTGGACCTGGTGGAGATGGAGCGACAACAAATATTAATGGAAGTTCAACAACTTTCTCTGGCGGTGGAGGTGCGGGTTCTAATTATTGTAGAGGAGCTGGTAATCCAAATGCAGGAACTGGAGGAGCTGGTGGTGGAGGAGCTGCAGGAAATGCTAGTCCAGGACCTGGTGCAACACCAACTAGTGTTCTTGGAACAGCTGGAACAGCTAATACTGGTGGTGGAGGTGGTGGCGGAGCTGGTAATACCCCTGTGGTATCTAACAATGCAGCTGGCGCTGGCGGTAGCGGAATCGTAATAATAAGGTATAAATATCAATAATCATGACAAGTACAATTAAAGTAGACAATATTCAAAATCAAAACGGAGAAACTTTTAATACAGTTTCTTGGGACACAACTGCAAAGACAACAGATTTTACGGCAGTTAGTGGCAAAGGTTATTTTGTTAATACAACTTCAACAGCTATAACAGCGACACTTCCAGCATCACCTTTAGCGGGTGATACAATTACATTTTCTGATTATACTGGAACTTTTCAAATAAACAATTTAACGATTGATAGAAACGGATCTAATATAAGAGGAAGTGCAAGTAATTTTACTTTAAATAAAGAAAACCAAACTATTACTTTAGTATATGTAGATGCAACAGAAGGTTGGAATATTACTCAAGAAAGTAATAACACAACTAATTTTTTAGATGCAACAGGTGGGACAACCACAATTTGTGGTGATTATAAAATACATACTTTTACAGGGCCTGGTACTTTTTGTGTTTCTTCTTTAGCAGATTGTTCTGCAAATAATGTAGTAGATTATTTAGTAGTAGCAGGTGGTGGAGGTTCGGGAAGTAGTAGTTCTGGTGGTGGTGGCGGTGGAGCTGGAGGTTTTAGAGAATCATCAGGAACAGCGTCAGGTTGTTATTCAGTTTCTCCTTTAGGAGCTTGTGTTTCAGCTTCACCTGTAACAGCCACAGGTTATCCAATCGTAATAGGTTCGGGTGGTACTGGTATTTGTGCTCCTGTTGGATTGGGAGGTATAGCTACATCAGGTTCACCTTCAAGTTTTTCAACAATTATATCGGCAGGTGGTGGTTTCGGAGGATCTGAAGGTCCAACACCAAGACCACCATGTGCAGCTGCATCACCTGGTGGATCTGGTGGTGGAGAAACTTCTCACGCGTCAGCTCCTCCTAGTGTTACAGGAGCTGGAAATACCCCTCCTGTTAGTCCACCTCAAGGTAATCCTGGTGGATTAGGTGATACATCTCCAGGTGTACCTACTTCAGCATCTGGTGGTGGTGGTGGAGCAACTGCTGCAGGTAATCCTGGTGCTGGATCAAAAGCAGGTGGTGCAGGTGCAACTACATCAATTTCAGGTACTCCAACAGCTTATGGTGGAGGTGGTGGTGGTGCTTCTAGAACATGTGCTGAAGGTGGTGGTGCTGGTGGAGTAGGTGGTGGTGGTAAAGGTGCTAGTGGTGCACTATATGATCAAGAAAATGGAACAGCAAATACTGGTGGTGGTGCAGGTGGTTTAAGGAATACGGGTTTTGGTGTCGCTGGAAATGGCGGTAGCGGAATTGTAATAATAAGGTATAAATATCAATAGATAAATTATGAGTGAAATAAAAGTAAATAAGATAACACCAAAACAAAATTGTACTCAAGTTACTTTGGGAGATAGTGGTGATGATATTGTTGTAGCAACAGGTGTTAATTTAAAAACAGCTGCAGTTAAAGACGCTGCAGGAAATGTCATTGTTTCAAGATGTGGTTCTAATATTACTATTGGTTCAAGTGGTGCTTCGATTGCATTAGCGTGTGGTGCATCACAAACAGGTTTTGGTCGTACAGGTACAGTGGATTGGGATACGACTGCGAAGACAGC